TCCTTGGGCGAGATGGTCTTCGCACCGTTGCAGGTACAGAAAAAATTAATGATGTTGAACTGGGAACTATATCAGGCAATGTCAAAGAACTGTTTGATGATACTGACGTAGACGAGTTTGAGAGTACGGTTATACCCGGCAAGACACAGTATCGTCTATTCAAGTCTGTAGCAGGTTCTGTTGAAAGTACAATCACAGGTGTAATTGCAGTCCGCAAGCAACAAGGCTTTGAGTTCTCTACAATCAAAGGTCTCAAACCTTCTTCGACTGACTCGTTTACTGCACAGGGTGAAACATTTGTACTGCACGGTGGCTACGACGGATATGTATACAGGCAAGAGTCTGGCAATACATTTGATGGCACAAACATTATAGGACGCTATCGTTCACCTGACATGACAATGGGTGATGCTGGTATACGTAAGAACTTCCAGCGTGTAATCATTAACTACTCACCTACGGGTGCTATTAACTCTGATTTGTTTTTGCGGTATGACTATGAGTCACCCGCTGCTGCAAGACCCGCCGCTTATCCATTTGACAGTTCTTTGGTAGTGGCACTATATGGTTCAGCCGTATACGGTACATCTACATACGGTGGTCAGTCAAACCCATTGGTAAGACAGCCGGTAGAGGGAAGTGGCTTTGCTGTAGCTATGCGAGTGGTAGACAATGCAACATCAGCCCCATATACACTTAAAGGTTTTCAGTTAGAATTTGATGCAGGAGCAAGACGCTAATGGCAGGTTATACTAGACAATCCTCGTACACAGACGGCGACGTTATTAATGCTGCCGATAGCAACAATGAATTTGACCAAGTTCTTGCTGCTTTCAATAATAGCAGCGGCCACAAGCACGACGGAACAGCATCAGAAGGTCCGGTCATTGGACTGATTGGTGATGCTGGCTCTACCACACCCAAGAACAAAGTTGTCGTAGACGACACTAACAACCAAGTAGAAATTAACATTGACGTATCTGGCACAAGCACTGAACAGCTTGTTATCAAGGACGGCGTCATTGAACCTACCACAGATGACGACATTGACCTTGGCTCTAGCGGCAAAGAGTTCAAAGACCTTTATCTTGACGGCACTGCAAACATTGATACGATTGATGCAGATGCCGCTACCATCGACAGCCTGACCGTTACTTCTGGTACGGCTATCACATCTATTGACACAGACATCAGTTCTGTATCTGGCTCAGATGATACATTAGCGTCAGCAAAGGCGATTAAGACATACGTAGATGCACAAGTCACAGCCCAAGACCTCGACTTCCAAGCAGACTCCGGTGGCGCACTTAATATCGACCTTGACAGTGAGACTCTCACGTTTACTGGTGGCACAGGTGTTGATACTAGCGGTTCAGGTAACACTGTTACTTTTGCTATTGACAGCACAGTAGCCACCCTCTCTGGTTCTCAGGCACTCACCAATAAAACTATTGACGTAGACAGTAACACTGTATCCAACATTGAAGTAGACAATCTGAAGTCTGGTGTACTGGACACAGACCTGTCATCTGTTGCCGGTACAGATACTACACTAGCATCTGCAAAAGCGATTAAGGCATATGTGGACGCACAGGTTACTGCATCTGACTTGGACTTCCAAGGTGATAGCGGTGGCGCACTTAGCATTGACTTAGACAGCGAAACCCTAGACATTGCTGGTGGTACAGGCATTGACACATCTGGCTCTAGCAATACGCTTACAGTAGCTATTGACAGCACTGTAGCTACACTGTCAGGCTCACAGGCTCTGACTAACAAGACTATTGACGTAGACAGCAACACAGTCTCTAATATTGAGGTTGATAACTTCAAGGGTTCAGCCATTGTAACTGAATCCGAAGGTATTGGCTCCAGCGATAATGACACCTCTCTGCCAACATCTGCGGCAGTCAAGGACTATGTAGATACACAAATTACTGCAGAAGACCTTGACATTACCACAGATTCTGGTACAATTGCGATTGACCTCGACAGTGAAACACTGACTGTTGCAGGTGGTACTGGCCTAGACTCTAGTGCAACAGGCAATTCAGTAACACTGGCAATCGACAGCACTGTAGCTACACTCTCCGGCAGTCAGACACTTACTAACAAAAGCATTGATGCTTCCCAGCTTACTGGCACCGTAGCTAATGCACGACTTGATGCACAGCTTCAGGATGTGGCAGGGCTGGCGGTAACCAACGGCAACTTTATCGTAGGTGACGGCAGCAACTTTGTAGCAGAGTCTGGTGCGACTGCACGTACATCACTTGGTCTGGGTACAGCAGCCGTGACAGATACAGGTATCAGCAACGGCAACGTGGCTGTATTTACCAGCGGTGCAGCAGATGATGACTTCCTTCGTATTGATGGTACGTCTATCGAAGGCCGGTCTGCAGCAGAAGTGTTGTCAGACATTGGTGGTCAGGCTTCACTGACATTCGGTATATCAAACACAAATGCTGTAAAGATTGACAGTGCGTCAGTCGCAGATGATGAGTATGCTAGGTTCACAGCTAACGGCCTTGAGAGCAGGTCTAATTCAGAAGTTATTTCCGATATCGGTGCCGTAACTGCTGCAGATGCTGCTAACGAAGCTACAGCCCTTGCAATTGCACTTGGCTGATGAAATAAATGCTTGACAAAGCGCTATGAGTATGGTATAATTATACTACAATTTGGAGAAATAAATGGCTAATACATTCAAAGTTGTATCGCATGACGTTATGCCAGCATCTAGCGGTACTCCAGAAGACCTATACACAGCACCGGGTAGTACAACTACCATTATCTTGGGTATGGTCTTGGCTAATGTACACACCAGTCAGGTTACAGCCAGTGTAAAGCTGGTCAGTGACACATCTGGTGGTGGACGTTCAGCAACCAACACAACAACATTCCTGTTGAAAGATGCCCCCATTCCTGTTGGTGCATCTCTTGAAATCCTTGCCGGTAACAAAGTAGTGCTTGAAACTACAGATAAAATTCAGATTGACTGTTCCGTAGCGGATAAGGTCAGCGTAACTATGAGCATGATGGAGATAACCTAATGCCGTATCTGGGTCAGCAAACAGCCGATAACTTCCAGAGTACGACTGCAGTACAGCGTTTCAATGGTGATGGCAGCGATACGACATTCACCCTGACCACCGCAGTATCATCTGTCCAAGATGTCCTTGTGTCTGTTGACGGTGTTGTCCAAGACACTGCTGCATACACTATTCCTGACGGCACTACGCTGACATTTACTGCTGCCCCGTCGAGTGGCACCGGCAATATCTTCGTGAACTACCTTGCTCCACAGGGTGCAACAATTACACCTGCTGCTGAGAACAAGGGCAACTTCAAGGGTGGTGGCTTGTTCCGTACCAACGCACAGTCGTTGACTGCTGACACAACCATCCTTGCAACTGAAAACGCTAACGTGACTGGGCCGTTTACTGTAGCCAGTGGCGTAACCCTGACCGTTGAAAGCGGTGGAACATTGGTGACGCTATGAGTGTATTGAAGGCAGATACTATTCAGAGTACAGGCGGCGGTGCGGCTACGCTGACGAAGCAACACGCTGCTAAGATATGGGCCAACATCGACCAAACAAGCACACAAAGTATAAACGACAGTTTTCAAGTTAGTTCAGTTACAGATAACGGCAGTGGACGTACTGAAGTTTCATTTACAAACAGTATGTCCAGTGTAAATTATGTTGTTACAACTAGCAGTAAAGACGGTGGTAGTTACAACAAGTCAATGATTATAGGTGCGGATGCCGGTGGGGCTATGACTGCAAGTGCTTATGAATTGTTTCATAGACAAACTCAAAGCGATGGCTCAGGCAGCGGCAACGATGCTAATAACGCATTTATGGTAATACACGGAGACCTCGCATGAGTGAAGTAAAGACAAACAAAATCACCAGCCTTGCGAGTAACAACGACATCACCCTCGACCCAGATGGCACGGGGGCTGTTGCAATCACAGGCGGCTTCACCGCAAGTGACGGCTGCACAATCACGACTGCCGACAACAGCGCACAGCTTACACTCAAGTCAACTGATGCAGATGCGTCGGCTGGCCCTGTTCTAATGTTGAACAGAGACTCCGGTAGTCCTGCTGACGGTGATGTAATCGGAACCTTAAGGTTTAATGCTGATGATGACGCTGGAAACTCAACTTTATTTGCAACGATAATTGGAAAGGTAGAAGACGCATCCAACGGCAGCGAAGACGGTGAATTGCGAATTGAGATGGTTAAGGCTGGCGCAGATGTTGGTCGTCTCAACATGACTGGCGCTGAAACTGTCTTTAATGAAGATAGCAAAGACATCGACTTCCGTGTCGAAAGTGACGGCAAAACCGCCGCTTTCTTTGTAGAAGGCGGTGGCGGCACTGATGGCTTTATAGGCTTGAATACAAGCACCCCTCAAAAAATGTTGCACCTTGTCAAGAATGACAGTGACGGCATTATGATTTTTGATGCTGATGGGACTACAACAGACCATCAAATAGTCTTTGCTAAAGATTACGGCACAGGTGCTGTGACCGGTGGAAACTATTTTGGTGTTGGTGTTGATGGCAGCGAAAACGATTTTATCATTGCTTTCGATGCAAACTCCCAAGCAAGTCTAGCTGCTGACAAAATTCTGTCATTGACACATGACGGAAATCTAGCTGTTGACGGCTCATCCAGTACAGGCGGCGCTGACTACGCAGAATATTTTGAATGGTCTGATGGCAATAGCAGCAACGAAGACCGTCGTGGTTATAGCGTTGTGCTGATTGGCAACAAAATACGCAAAGCTACATCTGATGATGCGGCAACTTCTATTATTGGAGTGGTCTCCTCAACACCAGCCTGTCTTGGTGACTCTGCGTGGAAGGATTGGCACGGCAAGTACGAAAAAGATGATTATGGTAATTATATTATGCAGAACGGCGAAAGAGTGTTGAGCAGCAGCTATGATAACACTCAGACTTACGTTCCAAGAAAAGACCGAAATGAGTGGGATGCGATAGGTATTGTGGGCAAGCTGCGGCTTCGTGCTGGTCAGCCTACAGGCGACCGGTGGATAAAGATGCGTGACATATCAAGTGATGTAGAGGAGTGGTTAGTACGATGAGTTTCGGTACACTCAAAGCAGATACCCTGACGCACTCGACTGCGGGTTCGCTGGCTACGAATTATGTCGTTAATGGTAGTGCGAAGGCGTGGGTCAACTTCAATGGTGAAAGCACATTATCCGTTAGAGACAGTTTGAATATTGGTTCTGTTACAGATAACGGCACTGGTAATTATACAAATAACTTTTCTTCTGCTTTTGCTTCTGCAACTTACAACACCACAGGCGGCGGCGGCGGTAATCTTATGTATCTTGACACTTCTTATGGCTACACGACTTCTGCAAAAACCTTTAGGTCTGCGTATCCTAGCAGCACCGTTGGTAATATTACTGTGACTGACGGTAACGATGTAAACGCATCACATAACGGAGACCTCGCATGACAGTGACCCCAGAGTTTCAAGGCACACATCTATGGGATAGGCTCTGTTGGGCCAAAGAGAACCTTGAGGGTGTGCAGTCAGACTATCGGGTTGTCTATGAGGACAGCATAGATGAATGCGCAAAGATACTGGTTCCTGACCCTAACTGGATGGCGTGTGCGCTACAGGGCGGTATACTTCCTCCTGTTGAAGTCTACTGGGAACTAGCCAAAGACGAGGCAAAGCCTGACTTCAAGAAGCACACTCGTGGCTTTCTGCTGCACAACACCAAGCCTGTCGATGCAATGACAGAAGAACAGGCGATTGAGTATTTGATTATGAAGGACTGCCCACAGTCTGTGTGGCGCAGTTGGAACGAGGGCAACAAACCGAAGATGGTTATATGCCACAAGGAACAGCTTCCCGGCACACGTGAGTGGCGCAATGCTTGGAAGATTACTGAAGAACTTAGCGTCACAGATTTAGCAGCCTAAGAGGGAGAAACCTAATGGCAACAACATACATCGTAGACAAGGACGGGAATCAGATTGATGCCTCATCGGCTACCGTTCCTTCTGACCGTCACTTTCGTGGTGCATGGTC